TATGGTAAAAGCTAAGGCTGGTAATGGTGTGAACCAGATAGTATTACAGCATTCAGGTAATGGAGTTCCTATTGTAGGTATAGGTCAAGAAAGTAGTCACGGTAGCTTACAGTTAAGATTGAATAGTGGATCTACTCAGGTAAGGCTTAGTGCTACTAATAGTAATTATATAATACCCAGTCTTGGTGTTGGTGGAGTTACTTCACCTAATGCAAAACTTCATATAGCAGGTGGATCTTCGGGTATGTTTTTATCTAATTTAGGAGATAATTCAGCTTACGATTCTATTAAAATGTCTTATACTGGGTACAACTCAGGAACTCCTGAATTTATATTTACCCAAACAAGTACACCTGGATCAGGAATTGCAAACACCTGGTATAGATTTAAAAACACAAATGGTGTAGATGGAACTAATCCTAATAATGTTGCAAATGTTACAATAGGTGGTAGATTAGGAATCGGAACAGATAATCCAAGTGGTAAAATAAATGTAATAGGCTCACACAATGGAGTTGGTATAAGAATATCAGGTGATGGTTCAGCAGGCACATATTATTATGGTTTTATGCACGATGGTACAAACCTTCAAGGTACTACTCAAACAAATTTAATATACACAGAAGGAACTGTTTTAGCGAATACTACAATTTCTGAATGGGCGAGTTTAAGGATAGCTAACCCAAATGTTACGGCTACAGGTGCTGTAATTACTAATAATTATGGTATATATCAAGCTAGTACTGCGCAAAAAAACTTTTTCGCCGGTAACGTAAATATTGGTGCGATAGGTACCGGTAAATTAAATGTGGCCGGTACTGTTATAGTTGGTAACTCAGGGACATCAAGATTTACAGATACAAGCGCTTTTCCTTTACAATTAAATAGAGGTTTAGATGTAGATGTATTTGGCGCTAATGGATGTCTTCTTGGACTTGGAAGTTTAAAAGGATCTACATATATAGACGGATCAAGAGTTTCTGGTGGATTAGCAGTTAATGGAACAGACGGTTTTTTTTCAATACAAACATTAGGAAGTGGTGTTTATAGTACCTCTATAAGCGTTAATTCTGTTCAAGCAGTAAAATTTGACGCTTATGACGGCGCAAATAAAACAGGCACTCCAACTTATTTATTAGGAACAGACGCCTCTGGAAATGTAGTTAAAACAAATTCTACGCCTGCGCCAATAACTTCACAAGCAGATTCATTGTATGACTTAATACCAAATGGAGCATTTACAACTACTTACGCATTTACCTCTACAGCAGGAACGTATTCTGAAGTTATGAAAGGAGATGATGTTATAACAGATACTGGAACTTACACAGTGCAAGCAGTTGTTAATGATTTTGCCGTTGGAGGAACACAATATGATGTAAAATATTCTGGAATTATGAGCTGGCACGCTGGTAGTACAAACGACACTGGACAAGGTACTGAATCTGAAATAGTGTTGCATCGAAACGGTCACGCTTCTAACCAAGGTATTATATACTTAAGAACAAGAGAAACAGCAAGTGCTGAAGGTAATGAATTAAAGCTTGAAATTATGTGTAACAGAACGTATAGCGCAGCTAGTAACGTAGTATTTAAATTTGTAAGATTAATATAATATGGCATCAAGAATAGATTATTCACAGAATAGAAAATTATATGTAGGCACTACATCTGAGTTGTCAGTTGCAGATGGCGGTGTTGTAGTAGACAACCAATTAATTCTTGGGGGTACAAGTTCTAGTTATATGTTAGATGTATTGTCAAGCGCTTCAATCGGAAGTAGAAACGTAGGGACTAACACTACTAATTTTGAAAACAAGTTAGTGGTTGCGGGTAAAAATAATTATTCTGACGGTACTACTTGGTATGGTGATTATGGACAAATATTATTAAGCTCTACTTCTAATATGACAGGTAGTGCGAGACAGTTTTTAATAACCAATGCCTTAGATAATAATAAGTTTGCAATTATCAGATCTGTTGATGCAACTACAAATCCAGTTACAAATTCAACAGGCACAGGGGTTAATAGTGGTACTGCTGATTTAGTTATAGATAATACAGGTAAGGTGGGTATTGGAGCAACATCTCCTTTAAGAAATCTTCACGTTGTAGGTAACTTTGCTGTTAATGCTGCAACTGATGAATACTATGGCGTTAATATAATGGGAGGCGAACAAGCTGATCCAAAAATAACAATAGGGGATTGGCATAATGCAGGATCTACACTTATGTGGGATAGCTCAGCAAGAACTTTAAGTATAGATACTCAATATAGCACAGGAGCAGGTACGTTTAAAGTTACTGGTAATGATGGAGCTTCTACATTTTTAAATATTTCAACTATAGGTAACGTTGGTATTAGTGACGGAACTAATAACGCTAAGTTAGGGGTAAGCGGGGGAGCTGTAAAAATTAAAAACATAGTAAGCAGTTCGCCAGATTCACAGTTAAGAAGAAATATAAACATTGCTTCATTTGCTAAAGGAGGAGCTACAGGCACTGGTAAATTAGTAATTGAGACTCCAGCAATGACCCAAGGAGCTATGGGTAAATTTAAAATTTCAGGATGGCAATATGATGAGTCTTGGGATTTAACAGTATCAGGTTACCTTAGAATTGGTATTAATAGAGGATGGCAACAAATAGGCGGGGCTATACTTACAGGTAATCCACCGTTTGATGTAGATGAAGTTAGGCTGTGTTATAATAGTACTACAAATATTTTTTACATAATATTAGGTACTGATACTACTTTTTGGGATTACTACACAAGTGTTGTTATAGACGCAGATAGTATTTATTTAGATACTATACCTACAACTGGGTGGGATATGGAAATAACAACTTCTGACCCATCGGGATTAACCGACGATGTTACTTTAACAGGCATAGCAGAATATGGAAGTTCTAACGCTATAATTCCTGGATCAGTAGCTATTGGATCTTATAGTACAAACGGTAGACTTAATGTTACAGATGGTGATGCTGAAATGATTTTTGGCTCTGCATCAAGTGCAAGACCTTGGTTAAGACTAAAACATAACATTGCTCCTGCTGATGGGGAAGAGGTTGGTCTTCAAGATTTTAACGCATTCAATGATGCAGATCAAGACACAAGATATGCTATTTGGACAGCTAAAGCAGAAGATGTAACAGACGGAAGTGAAGACGGTTCACTTACTTTAATGACAATGGAGGACGGTACGTTAACAAATACTTTAACTGGACGTAGTGGAAAAGTTGGTATTAATACCACTAATCCTGCAAACGCATTAACCGTTAATGGAGATATAGGATATGTTGGTGTTATTGGTCAAGGAAATATCTATGGTAACACAGGCAATTCTTCTTATGCTAATATGCAGTTATACAATCCTTCAACTGGTTTTTCTACTTTTAACAATCAGTCTTATGGTTATTACTTTTTAACAGGTGGAGGTACTAAAGTAACTATTCTTAATAACGGTAATTTAGGAATTAATACGACTAACCCAATTTACAAACTAAGTGTATCAGGTGGTATAGAAGCTGGTGGCTTAGTTACATATTCAAAAGCAGCAGGAAGTTTAAGTACAACAGGATACGCTGTCGCTGGGTTAACAACTGGATTTAATGGTGCTTCTGCAGGATTTGAATTTAAATGTTATGGAAGTACGGGTAAATATCAAAGAATAGTATATAGTTGTTTTGGTGATGGAACAACTTGGCGACCTAGAAAAGTTATAGATGAGGGTACTAATGATTTAGATGTAAGTGCTTCAGCTGATGGCACTACAATTACATTTACATTTAAAGCAAGATCTTCAACTCAAAGTTATAGTCCAAGAGTTGTAGTACAAGCAACTGGTCACTCAATTAATTCAACTTACGCATAAAATATGGCACAAATAAAAAAAATAAGCACAGAGCTTCAAATATTAGATAAATTTTTAGATACAAGTGGAGATGCGGGTTTGTCAGGACAAGTTTTAAGTTCGACAGGCACTGGTGTAAATTGGTTTTCAGGTTTTAGTTCAGTATATTCTGTAGGAGCAGTAGGAAGTGGTGCTGCTTGGAGAAATATGGGGACGTTTACGGCAGCTCAAGGCGGTCAAAGTATTTTTATAAAAATTGTATCTAACAATGGCTATAACGCAAGTATAAGTCAAAACTATGAGGTATATCTAAGATTTAAAACATCTAATGGTGGTAGTACTGATGCAAATGGTTTTGCTGCTGATAGTAGTTTTTATACTACTGGTCCAAGTGGTTCTTTAGGTGGTGGTAACATAAAATGGGTAGGAAATGCAGCAGGCACTTCTGCAACAGCTTATACTTTATATGTACTTTTTCCTCAATTTACTGGAAATGGTAGTTTTTATGTTGTTGAAAATTCAGCTGGTACTTGGACTAACAGCGGAGCAACAGCTACAGATCCTGGGGCTGCCAGTTCTACTGTATTAATACCACCAGAACAATTTAGAGTTGGATCAACTGATTTTGTTGTAAATGGCGGCGGAGGTGATGCTTACTTTGCAAATAGTAAAGTGGGTATTGGAAATAGCGCTCCTCAATCAAAACTACATATAGAAACAGGTAGTGGAGGTACTTACATTCCAAACTCAAATCACGATGATGTGACTATTGAAGGTAGTGGAAATATTGGATTACAATTATTTAGCCCTAATACTACTTACCAGTATATCGCTTTCGGCGATCCTGATAGTGTTAACGCAGGCTATATAAGGTATCACCACGGAACCAACAAAATGGTGCTTAGAACAAATGGGGGTGATCGGTTGCATATAGACTCTTCTGGTAACGTTGGTATTGGTACTAGCACAACTAGTCCATCGCATAAGCTAGAAGTTAGAGATGGAACTATTAGTGGGGAAATAGCTAAATTTTCTGCAATCGGTGCCACAGTTGTTATTGAATCATCTACAGCAGGTAATGCCAAGCTGTTTTTAAAACCAAATACTACTGGTTCAAAAAGAGCTGAATTTAGGGTTACAGACGCTAATGATTATGGTTTTTTATGGACAGCTGACACTAGCACTAATGGAACTGCTTATATGGAATTAGAAGCAAGTTCTACTGGGGGTGGAGATTTAACAGTAAAAGGAGATGTAATAGCTTACGGTTCGCCTTCTGATAAAAAATATAAAGAAAACATCAAGCCAATTGAAAGCGCTTTAGATAAAGCAATGAAACTTCAAGGTGTTACATTTGATTGGAAAGATAATGATAGTATATTAGAAATAAAAAAAGATATAGGTTTTATAGCTCAAGATGTTCAAGAAGTGTTACCAGAACTAGTTAGAGAAAATAAAAAAGGAAATTTATCTTTAAGGTATCAAGGAATAACACCTATACTTTTAGAAGCTATAAAAGAACTAAAAGCTGAAATAGAGGAATTAAAGTTAAATAACTGTAATTGTAATAAGTAATGGCAATACCAACTTCAGGAGCATTATCTATGGAATCCATAGCGCAAGAGGCTTTATATGGTACTTGGGGATCAGGAACAATCACTGGTCCAATTTCTATGTACGATATGATAAATGGCGGAAACTCTCACGGTTCTGGTAATTCTTATCCAACTGTAAATACTGGGTGTACGCCAAATCCTGCAGATAGAGGTACATACAATTCTTTTACTATTTACGGTCCTGGAGGCAGTATTATAACATTATATACAACAGTAGCTTTAACAGCGGTAACAACAGGAACTATTATATATAGCAGTGTAAGCGGAGCTATTTATACAGGTGGAGGTGGATTCATAGAAGGACCATCAGGAACAGTTTGGTTTGGAGGCACTTGTAATTGTCCTGCAATATCAACAAACACAACAACAGGTGCAGTAACAGGAACTAGCTGTAGCTGCCCATAAAAGTATAAATTATGCCTATAGCTTATCCATATAAATTTTCAGACTGGTACGGTTATGATAAAGACTGTACAACAACAACATCGTTTAGTTCTGGCTCAGGGCAAGCAGACGCTAAGTTTATTTGTACTCAAACAGTTAACACAACAAAATATCACGATGGCAGCGGCACCAACCCAACTACAGGAGACACTGTTTATGATAATGCTGCGGGAACAACAACAACTGGAAACGGGTATTACACAGTTGGAAGTGGCTCTAATATATTAGGTTATTATAGAATAACAGGAGGGAGTGGAGTTGTTGCAAGTGTCGGAATATGCTCTCCTTAATGTATAATTAAAATTTGTATATTTGTACAAATTAATTAATTTAAAAAAAAATCAATGGCAATTATTTATAAATGGGATATCCCACAAATGAACGCTCACATTCAATCAGAAGGACAAGATAATGTAATTTACACAGTGCATTACAGATATACTGGCTCTGAAGAGTCTGGAGGTAAAACGTATTCTTCAACAAACATAGGAACGCAAAGCTATACGTATGTAGCAGGCGAGCCTTTTGTACCTTACGAAGATACAGAAGCTTTTGAGAACGTAGTTATCGGATGGTTAGAGGGATCATTGGATATTCCTGCAATTCAAGCTAATATATCTGCAAGTATAGAGTCTCAAATTACACCAGTAAATGAAGATTTGTATTTTACTTGGATGAATCCACAACCGCCTACCCCTCCTCCTGCTCCACCAGAGCCAGAAGCAGAAGAAGAAGCAGAAGTTGTTGACGATGAGTAAATAATATTTATTATATTTGTATATAAATTTAATCTAAAATAATCTAAAATGTCAAAAAACTTAACAAAAGAAGAGTTAGAAAATTTACAAGCTCTTAATCAAGAATTTACTCAAGTAAAATTAAAATTAGCTGATTCAGTTTATCAACAAGTTTTGTTTACTAAAGATTTGGACTCTATAAGAGAAAAATTTTCTTCAGTAGAAAAAGAATTAGCAGACAAGTACGGAGCTAATTCAGTAATTGATTTAGCAACTGGGTTAGTAAAAGATGCTGAAGAAGTAAAAAAAGAAAACAATAAAGAGTAAATAATAATATTTATGGCAAGAATTAGCAACACATCATCATATCCAATAATAGCTCCAGATGGTGCCGATTATTTTATATTGACTGATGCTGAAAATGACAACGCAACAAAAAACTGTTCTATAAGTAACCTACAATCTTATTTAGGTGTAGATACAGTTAAAGTTAGTGTATCGGTTTCAGCAGCTAATTTGCAAGTGTTATCTACTCCATATACTATTGTAGCCTCACCTGGTGCGGGTTATACTTATGATATTACAAATGTTTCTGTTTTTATGGATTTTAATTCGGTAGTATTTGACTTTTCGTCTGATGCTAGTTTAAAAATAGGATCTTATGTTGCTGGTACAATACCTCAATCAATATTAAATTCAGCATCAGATATAGTATATAAAATTCAGCCTGTTAGCGGTATATTAGCTGCTGACACACCGATAACCTTATCAGGTGGAAATGCTACAACTGGAGACGGTACTCTTTACATAAATATTACTTACAGAAAATTAAAATTAGACTCTACTTTTTAATTAAATGGACATAAGGAAAATTTCTATAGGGGCAGACTATAAGTCTAGTGCTATGCATTATATAGCTGGACAGGAAGTTCTTGGAGGAAATTATAAAATCCATTTAATACAAAAAGATGTTAACTTAGATTCTTATAAAATCTGGATTGAAAAATCTAATGAGATTTTATTATGGAAAGAATTTAATTCTAATATTCCAATTTCAATCGAATATAATATAAATTTCTAATGAAGTCACCTTTTTATTTCATTGTAGAACCACACAATGGAAGAAGGTATGATAATATTAAAAAGATAGGGGATATGAACTTAATAATGAGTTCGTCCAAAGAAGATCATACCGTTTCCAATAGGTTTGCAAAAGTTATTAGTACCCCCATAAACTACAAGGGAGAAATTATTCCAGGAGATATTTTACTGGTTCATCATAATGTTTTTAAATTTTATAATGATATAAAAGGTCGTCAAAAAAGCGGTAAAAGTTTTTTTAAAGACAATTTATTTTTTATAGAAGAAGATCAATTTTTTATGTTCAAACATAAAAATAAATGGAAATGTCATTCTAAATATGTAATGATTAAACCAATATTAAAAAAAGATTCTTATATTAAAGGTTCTAATACAGAAGAACCACTAACTGGTATTATAAAATATATAAATTCTGAACTATTAGAAAAAGGATTAAAAGAAGGTGACACTGTATGTTTTGAGCCTGAAAGCGAATATCCTTTTATTGTAGAAGAAGAAAAATTATACAGAATGTTTACCAACAATATAGTGATGGTTTTATAGTATGGATGTTAAAGAAATAAAATTACAAATAATAAAAGCAGGTGAAAAAGCTGTTATGCAACTTATAAAGGTTGCTGAAGAACATATTATTAAATACGGAGAAGATGATGAGTTAGCTGCTGATAAATTAAAAAATGCAGCAGCCACAAAAAAGCTAGCAATATTTGATGCTTTTGAAATATTAACTAGAATAGAGGAAGAAAAAAACTTAATAGAAGGAATAAGTAAACCAAGTAATAATACATCTCAAGGATTTGCAGAAAGAAGATCAAAATAGCTTATATGTAAATTTACCTAACTACATACCAAAAAGTATTGTTACAAATAAAAACAAAGCTAAAAACTGGGAGTATGGGTACAATGAAAAATATAATGTTATTGTTATATCTAAAAATGGAAAAATAGGAGATGTTATTTCTATAAACGGACTGGCAATTGCCTTGCCTGAAAAACCAAAGAAAATATATAAAAGGTCTGAAACTAAATCAGAACAATACTGGGAGTCTTTTAACGTTCCTTCTTTGCTAAAAAAAATACCAACAATATTTCAATGGAATCAAACCTCACCTAATTTTAAAAATCAGTGGGTAGAATATATTGAGTCGGAGTTTGATAAAAGAGATGAAGGTTTTTGGTTTATGAATAATGGTAAACCTACTTATATTACTGGCTCTCATTATATGTACTTGCAGTGGACTAAAATTGATATTGGATTACCAGATTTTAGGGAAGCAAATAGAATTTTTTATATTTATTGGGAAGCCTGTAAAGCAGACAAAAGAAGTTTTGGCATATGTTATTTAAAAATTAGACGTTCTGGATTCTCATATATGGGTAGTGAAGAATGTGCTAATATAGCTACAATATCTAAAGATTCTAGAATAGGTATTTTATCTAAAACAGGAGCTGATGCAAAAAAAATGTTTACAGATAAAGTGGTCCCTATATCTAACAATTATCCTTTCTTTTTTAAACCAGTGCAAGATGGTATGGACAAGCCTAAAACAGAATTAGCTTATCGTGTACCAGCCTCTAAGATTACTAAAAAAAATATGTATGAAGAGGATGAAAAACAAATAGAAGGATTAGATACAACTATTGACTGGAAAAATACAGGAGATAACTCTTATGATGGTGAAAAATTAAAACTACTTGTTCACGATGAAAGTGGTAAGTGGGAAAAACCAAGTAATATTTTAAATAACTGGAGGGTAACAAAAACTTGTTTACGATTAGGTAGCAAGATTATAGGAAAGTGTATGATGGGATCTACATCTAACGCATTAGATAAAGGTGGTAACAACTTTAAAAAACTATATAACGATTCTTCAACAAATCAAAGAAACTCAAATGGTCAAACTAAAAGCGGGTTATATTCACTTTTTGTCCCAATGGAGTATAATATGGAGGGGTTTAAAGATATATATGGTATGCCAGTTTTAGAAAACCCAAAATTACCCAAGCTGGGTATTGATGGGGAAATGATTACTAAAGGTGCTATTACCTATTGGCAGAATGAGGTAGACTCTTTAAAAAATGATGCAGATGCGTTAAATGAATTTTATAGACAATTTCCAAGAACAGAGTCACACGCATTTAGAGATGAAAGTAAACAGTCTTTGTTTAACTTAACAAAAATATATCAGCAAATAGATTACAATGATTCTTTAATAAAAGACAGATTTTTAACTAGAGGTAATTTTAGTTGGAAGAATGGAATTAAAGATGGAGAAGTTTTATGGAGTCCAGATACTAGAGGTAGGTTTTTAATTTCTTGGACGCCTAAAAAACAATTGCAAAATAATAGTTATATTAAGAACGGCAGAAAATACCCAGGTAATGATCATATAGGTGCATTTGGTTGTGATAGTTATGACATATCAGGAACTGTAGGTGGTGGAGGATCTAATGGCGCTCTTCACGGAGTTACTAGGTTTAATATGGATGATGCTCCTAGTAATGAGTTTTTTTTAGAATATGTGGCTCGTCCTCAAACTGCTGAAATTTTTTTTGAAGAAGTATTAATGGCTTGTGTTTTTTATGGTATGCCTATTTTAGTTGAAAATAATAAACCTAGATTATTATATCATTTTAAAAATAGAGGTTATAGAGGCTATAGTATTAATAGACCTGATAAAGCATATAATAAATTATCTAGAACTGAAAAAGAACTAGGAGGTATACCAAATTCAAGCGAAGATGTTAAACAATCTCACGCTGCGTCTATAGAGTCTTACATAGAAAAATATGTAGGAATTGATTTTAGTGGAGATTATAGAGACCCTGATTTAATTGGAAATATGTATTTTAGTCGTACTTTAGAGGATTGGGCAAGGTTTGATATTAATAACAGAACTAAGTTTGATGCAACTATTAGTTCTGGATTAGCATTAATGGCTATACAAAAGCATTTGTATCAAGCCGTTAAAAAAGAGTCAAAAATAAAGTTTAACTTTGCAAGATATGACAATAAGGGAAGTTACAGCAAAATTATAAGGTAAATGCAAGATGTAAAAATAGACATTAATCCTATGGGTTTTCCAAGTCAGTTCGTTTCTGATTCAACAAAGAAAACTCTAGAGTTTGGATTACAAATAGGGCAAGCCATACAGTACGAGTGGTTTAGAAAAGACGGAAACACAAATAGATTTTATAATCAATGGGGTGACTTTCATAGACTAAGACTTTATGCTAGAGGCGAACAGTCTGTATCTAAGTATAAAAACGAATTAGCAGTAGATGGTGATTTAAGTTACTTAAACCTTGACTGGACTCCTGTACCTATAATACCAAAGTTTGTAGATATTGTTGTTAATGGAATGTCAGATAGGATATTTCAAGTAAAAGCATATGCACAAGATGCTATGTCTATGGATAGAAGAAATGAGTATCAGCGTATGATAGCTGCTGATATGGCTTCTAAAGAATTAATTACTCAAGTAAATAAAGATTTTGATGTTAATGCTTTTTCTAGTAATGTAGATGAGCTACCTAACGATAGTGAGGAGCTAGCTTTACATATGCAGATGAAGTATAAGCCATCAATAGAAATAGCAGAAGAAGAAGCTATAAATACTGTATTCGAAGAAAATAGGTATTTAGAAATTAAAAGACGTTTAGATTACGATCAAACAGTTTTAGGTATATCTGTAGCTAGACATTCTTTTTTACCTGGTGATGGAATAAAGATAGATTATGTTGATCCAGCTAATTTAGTTTATAGCTATACTGAAGATCCTCATTTTAAAGATTGTTTTTATTGGGGTGAAATTAAAACACTACCAATAATTGAGTTAAAGAAAATAGATCCAACTCTTACTAAAGAGGATATGGAAGAAATTTCTAAATACAGTCAAAGCTGGTATGATTATCACAATACATCTCAGTTTTATAATAATAGCTTATTTAGTAAAGATAGTGCTACTGTTTTGTTTTTTAATTACAAAACCACAAACACATTTACTTACAAAAAGAAAATTAATAATGTAGGTGCTGAAAAGGTTATTGAAAAAACAGATGATTTTAATCCTTCTGTTGAAATGATGGAAGAGGGGAAATTTAAAAAAGTTTCAAAAACTATTGATGTATGGTATGAGGGAGTTATGATTATGGGAACTAACATTATGCTAAAGTGGGAGATGGCAGAAAATATGGCACGACCACAATCAGCTAGTCAAAATGTATATCCAGAATATATAGCTTGCGCTCCTAGAATGTATAAAGGTGTTGTTGAATCTTTAGTAAGACGTATGATTACGTTTGCTGATTTGATTCAGATTACACATTTAAAATTACAACAAGTATTATCTAAGGTTGTCCCTGATGGTGTTTTTATAGATGCTGATGGATTAAACGAAGTTGACCTTGGTAATGGAGCTGCTTATAATCCAGAGGATGCATTGAGAATGTATTTTCAAACAGGTTCTGTTATAGGTAGGAGCTATACTCAAGATGGAGATTATAATCAAGCTAAAGTTCCAATTCAACAATTAACAGCTAGTTCTGGTCAATCTAAAATACAAAGTTTAATAGGTACATATAACCATTATTTAAATATGATGAGAGATGTTTCAGGATTAAATGAAGCTAGAGACGGATCCTTACCAGATGAAAACTCATTAGTAGGATTACAGAAAATGGCTGCATTAAATAG